AATCAAGAAGGAGGTGATCTGCGAATCAACTTTGGCCGAGACGGAGAAGACGCCACTGTTGACTTAGCGAAGGATGACTTCGACATATTAATGGGATTACAATCACAACAATCGGTCACCAGTCGTATGATAGGTATGAAATACACTGAGTCCAAGGTTTTAGCCTTAACCGGGCAATACTACCGAAAGGGCGTGTCTGAAATTCCAGATCCCGCCAGGCTGGTGAGGTCAACGGTTCCAAAAGTCCATTGGCCAATAGCCACAGAAGCAGAACAACCCGAGGTTAGTAGTCGGGCTTATTCTGCACCACTTGTCACTGATCAAAACATGATGCCAATGATCAAACGGTGGGAGGCAATGTCATTGTCGATCGACAGGCGTGTCACTTTTTATAAGAATGACAAAGTTCCAAACTCCAAAATACAGGCTTATGCTGTTGAATTTGCGAAGTTGGTAGTTCCAATTGCACACCAAGGAATACCCTATGGGTTGGAAGAATGTGCTGAATTACTTGATAAACCATCGCAGGTTCTGGCCATTAAGCAAATATGGGAGACTGTCGAAATGACCCCACAAAAGAAGACCGAAGCATTCATGAAGAATGAACCATGTATGAAGTCCGCTAGAATTATAACTGCGTATCCAGATATTCGTTTTCTCTTGCAATTTTCACAATATACGTTGAAATATCGAGATGAAGTTTTACATGACGAACATAACGCACACTGGTTCTGCCCTGGTAAAACACCGAAGCAGATAACCGAGTGCGTAATGGATTACGCCGCTAGCGTAGACGAAATTGGTGAGACCGATTTCGAAAACTTGGATGGAACAACATCCAAGTGGCTTCAAATGCAGATATATATTGCTTGCTTGTTGCGGTATTTCCACCCGGATTACCACGCAGCCATTAGAGAATATGCAACATATCTGATTAGCATTCCAGCATTTGCTAAGAGGTTCAACTTCAAATATGATGCGGGTGAAGGTGTCAAAAGTGGTAACCCTGCCACTTGTGACGGAAACACTCACCCTAACGGCTTTGTGGAATTCGTCGCCTTGCGAATAACCTTTCCTCATCTCACACCGGAGGAATGTTTTCGCTTAATAGGACCTAAGTTTGGTGATGATGGATTGACTAGAAAAGAATTAAAGTCAGCCATCACCAAGACGTGCAATCAACTAGGCCTAAGGATGAAGTACGAGACCTGCTCTCAAGACACTGGAGTTACATTCCTTGCACGAGTGTACCCAGATCCTTGGACAACCAGTACCAC